ACGCAGCTCTGCGAGCTGGGTGTCCACACTTCCTGTTCCCTCGGGCGGATTCCCTGGGGCAGGAGTTTGATTATTACTGTCTGCGGTCGTCATTTGTAACTCCTCTAATTAGGGTAATATTCCCCTAAAATGGGGTAATGAGGCACCCTTATTACCTCATTATTTCTTTTCGTATATCCTTAACTGCCACAGCTAGCGCTTGCGCGCCTTCGAGTCTGGACTTAAGTAACGTTACTTCCCGGTCTCCATTACTAAGGTTTGACTTAAGTAAAGCACTTACTTGTTTGTCAATGCCGAGACTCAGCAAAAGCTCCATAGCATCCCAGTGGTTAGAGTGAGCGAAATCTCGTAATTGGTCCTTCTGGTCTTCCGTTAATCCTCGCATTATCCTCCCTCACCAGGAGCGGGTGCCTGACTAATAGAAGGCGGTTGTGAATTTGCCGGCATTTGGGTAGCCATCGAATTCATTTGCTGTTGCTGGATCGCTTGGGCCTGGGCTTGAGCCTGCTGTAGCGCCTGCAGCAAGCCTTGTGCTTCTTGAGCCTTTCCAACGAGCAGCGCTATTTGATTGTGATTAAATTGACCATTTAGTTCTTCGTTCTCAACGAATTCTTGAACTAGTTGTATAAATCCCTGTAAGTCCTGGGTAGGGTCAAGTGTTACGTCGACTCCCTGGAGAATTCTGTCGGCAATTTCAACCGGGGAATACAGCGGGGGTATTTGAGTTGGTTTACGGATAAACTTAGACACATTCTTCACGCCGTTTGCACGCAGCATATTAGCAATAGCCTCATAACGTTCACTTGGGGACACGAGGCCAAGTTGTAAGTCGATTGGATTGGATGTGACTTGATAAATCATGTTTGCTTGTTCAATCTGTATTTGCTTGTTTGAGTTAGCGGAGTTAGAATCAATCTCAAAGTCATACATCCCAGCTAACTCATCCCTGGATTCTACAATTCGCCAATAACTATTACCATCATCTCCTGATATTCGGAACTGAAACCCTGGAGGTAACCGATACTGAAGCAGATGGAATAAATATTTTATGGCTTGCTTCCAACCCCTACCCATTCGCTCGATATAAATACTCAAGTTATTTGACGCCTCGCCCAGGAGCGCTCTAGCGCCCGTTGCGGTGCGGGCTACGCCTTGAGCCCCGAGTACGCCTAGACTTAAATCAGAGATAGCTGTGAGACGTTCGATTTGCGTCTGCAGTGCTTGCTCTTCTTGCAACATAAATCCTGTTCGCATCCCCATATTTGGAAAATAAATATCCGTTTGAGGGTTATCTACAGGGATTAGTGCGCCAGGTTCCAAGGGGAGCCTCTCATCCTTGAGACTTGCGGCGGTGGGACGGTAGAAACCGATTGGCATAGATGAAAGAATGCCCACATCCACTTTCATATTGTGGATCGCATCAATTTCTTTACCGAGGGAATAAATTAACTCCACGAGTCCAGCGCTATGATCGCTCCCAAAGCGCTTATGGAAGTCAATTACAAAGAACGGGCGAGTGCCCAAAGGCATAACACGTCTTAAATACGTAGCTCTTAAAATCTTTCGTGAGGTTTTGTGTACCCATACTATTAGGTCGGCGTTTATGCCTGACCCATCTACATCTTTCTTAATATAGGCTTCAATTACTTCATACCGGTCTAGCTGGTGTTCTTTATCAATCATGCTCTCGCCGGCTTGCTCGATTTTTAGTTGTTTGTACGAAGTAGATGAATCATTGCCTGCGAGGGAGTCTTTTCCGGCGTTAATAATTTCCTCAACGACGCTTCGCTTAAATATTCCCTGATCGGCCTTAGTCCACAACTCGGACGCAGTATAAAAACTGCGATGTAGTACAGCATCAGCCTTCTGAGCGTCACCTTCTCCACCTACTATGATAACGTCATCTAGAGGCACGCACTCCACCATAGGTCCGTCGAACACGGTTATGGTTTTAGACACTTCCTTTTCCACCTCTTTAACAGTAGGTACAGGTACGGAATCTCCTGTTTCAGGGTCCATTTCGAGTTTTACTGCTGGAATTTGAGTAACTTCTACATCAATAAATCTAGAAAACTCTTGATGCCAGCGTCCCTTTAGGATACCCCGACCGCGAGTGATCCACTCCCATATCCAGCGGTCTGCTTCGGTACTGATACCGTCGTATTTATTACACCAATCCTTTAAGGTGTATCTCATCAGTTGTTCAACTAGTTCTGCTCTCTCGACATTTGCAGCAGAGCGGGACCTAACGGTGAATGGTGGATCTATACCAAGGAGGGCGGTGTACATACGGGCGTGATATGTCTTACATACGGTGAGGATTGTTGGTAAGTGTAGTGTAGAAGACCAGTCTAGGGCCTGGTCGTATATAGGGTCGATGAACTCGTCGATCTCTTGTAGAAAGGCAGCTTGTCTAGTCATAAACTCTACGCGATCAGCATCAGCTGCTGTCCACATACGAGTTATTACTTCTCCGGTGTTGTCTTCTTCGAGTTTAGTTAAAAGTTTTTCGACAATTTGATCTCTTAGCGGAGCTGTAACCTTAACTTCATCAGTATCTTTAAGTGGATTCTTACGCTTGCCTTTGAGCACTTTCTTATCGTCTTGAATCTCTGACATCGGGGCACCTCGGGGTTAAGTATAGCATAGTCTCTATCTGCGCCTGCCTGACCAAGGAGACCTGGATTGTGGTCGCTTGATCTTGGGCTTTATACCTAAGTCAGCGGCAAAGAGTATGTGGGAGGCAAGGGCATATTTTAATAGAGATAGATAATCTTTAGAGCTTATGTCTAGCTTCGGTTTATAACTATCGGAGTTACGCATTTTAAGCCACTGGACTGTTTCAATATCATTAATTAACCCTATACAATTGCGGAAAATTGCTAGCTTCGGTAGGCGTCTTCCAAAATTATCCTCGTGATCCGGTAACTCCAGAACCTGCTTAATACGCTGTATCCACTCTTCATCATCCTTGTCTTCATACGTAGTGGATCTTACGGGGACACCGCAGCTGCGGAGCTTCTCGGCAAAAGACATATTGCCATCTCCGCCTGTTCCGGGCGTTTCGCCCAGAGAGTCAATGATGTAGTCCAAGACGTTGTATCCAGAACAGAACTCTCTGACAAGTCTAGCAAACTCATTCGGAGGGGCTTTAGAGTTCATCTCCTTGATGTAATATACTCGTCCATCCCCAGTAGCCCCTATTAGAGCCACGGTGTGGGGCTTAGCCTGGTGGGGATCAATCACTACCACTACTGGTTTTCCCCTAGGCCACTGAAAAGGGTCGATCACGTGAAGATGTGACTTAAAAAGATGCGCCAGAGCTAATCCCTCTAAATGTCCCGGAATACCCTCTAAACGCACGAGCTTTTCTTGCTCAGTGAGGTTCTTAGAGAATTGCTCAATATACCCGTCTGCGAGATTTTTCTGGTTCTCAGCTGTTCTACCTCGGAATATTCCGACATCCTTTCGCTCCCCCTTCTCAGCGGGAAGCCAGAGTTGGGTATACATCCAGGGTGCTCCGATTAGGGTTCCAATTAAAAGAAATCTAGGTTTACTAAATTTTTTACGGGCACCGCGAGTCAAGGCAATCCAGATAGGTCTGGGAAAAGGCTCATCCGCGATGAGGAAATCAAACTCAATACCTTCAAACGCAAGGGCTTCTTGCAGATGGAACATAAAATTTATGCTCGATCCGTTTTTAAACGTCATCCGGGTTATATGAGGTTTTCCAAGCTTTTCTGTCTTAACCTCGTTCTCCATATCAGCCCACTTCGATAGTTCTGGTATCCAGATATCCTCTACCTTAGATGGGGAGTCTAGTAGCACGATCACCTTGCATGGGACTTTTGTGTATTCCGTTGTGATTGGATTAAATCCCTGGCAAGCCCAGATAGCCTCGTTTGCTCCAAGGCAAGTCTTTCCGAATCCGTTTCCGCTTGTAACCATTCTGATGGGGTGTGTGGTGTCGCGGTGAACCGCAAGCTGGCCGGGGTGTGGCGCGTACGCCGTCTTTGCGGAGCGGAGGCGACGCTTCTTTTCTTGAAGCATCGCGATACGCTCAAGTTTGGCGTTTCGTGATAATCTTATCGAGTTAGCAGCCATAAGGCCACCGTCATTATATAAGCAATCGAGATTAGAATGCACGAGATTTTCCAGAAGAGCGTAACTGGTGGATACTTCTTTTTGGGCATCTTGAGAATATTATCTCGATAATAGAGTTTTGCCATTACTGATCTTCCCGTGTGTTGACGGAGCCCGTTACATACGACGGGGTTCCGGTGGTGGCTTTAGCACCTAACGTTATCCATTCGCCTGGTTGGAGTGTTACCTCTTCTAAGTGCCCGCCATTTAAGGTATGGTCCAGTTCCCCTGTATCCCCTAAGTGTCCGGTCCAAAAAATTTGATCGTTAGTTGAATAAGAGACTGCTGTAGCGGCTGTGTCTACGGTAGTCACACTGTTTGTTGCGTAGGAGGTAAACACAGGATTTCCCGTCAGACTGCCATTTTTTATTAGGTAATAAATAACTGGGCTGGTGTGTTTGATCGCTCCCAGTACTGAGAGTAAGTTAACTACCGATTGGTTTACCCTACCACCATAATAACGATCATTTTTTATTGTGAATAGCGGAACAATGCTGCCCGAGCCTACTGCTGTTGATGTGTTAATATAGCTAAACCTATTCCCGTGTAACTTTTTCTGTCCCTCGATAAACCCAACAAAGCTCCCACATTTGACCGTTAGATTAGTTGTCGATCCTGCTGAATATGCAGTCATAGTGAATGGAAAACTTGGGTTACCAACGTGGGTGGTTGTCATTGTGTTTGGACTTCTAATTGTGTGTACCGTTACCCAAGTAATATTGTTAGCATTGCTGGGGCACACCAGCACCTTAAACACTACCGCTCCAGCTCCGAGAGATTGTATATTTATGCTGTATGCATTATTTTTTGTTGGATCTATCGTCACCCCGCTAGCTCCAGTTCCTGTAAGCTTATCTCCGTTCCAAGAAGACTGGGCAATGAACGTATCCGTAGACGCCACACCAGCCTTGGTCTGGGCAAAAGTTCCTACAGCAGTAGTTCCAGTTAAAGAATATGCCCCGGACTTTGCTCCCGCCGAGTCCGCAATGAATCTTACGGTAGATCCTACAGCCTCAGCCCTCCACCCGGAAAACGTCCCCTGAGATATTTCCCATACGGTGCGGTTGATATTTCCTGAGTTAGTTACGGCTACCGTATAATCTACGCCGTTGAGCTTTACTGTTACACTCTCGGTTGTTGAGGATGCTGTCGTTACTGTGAGTGTTCTAACCTCTCGCCCACCTCGCTGCACATGCAAGATCCCAAATGTCGTTCCCTGATAACCAAAATAATATCCGTCTTCTGCGTGACCACATCCTAAAAGTTGGTAAGAGTTACTCACGGGTGTCGTAAACAATCCAGCAAATCGACAAAGTACTCCTTGTCCTGGACGATAACGTAATCGTTTTCTTGATTGAATTACTGCGGCCCCACCTACTGATGTCCCAGTGCTACATGTAAACATGGAGTCTGAAGCGGACGCGGTTCCGCCGGTTATCTCCGTGGTTAGTACCAATCCATTATTTATCCCATATACCGCGTCTGCCTGAAAAATTGGTGTTGCGTTTTCAGTGTGAACCGACCCAAATGGGAGAAGTGGGTCGTGTATAGCTACCTCTGAGTGGCCTTCCCAAGTTATCGCCTGGGTGCGGGTCGTTCCATTATCTTGGGTGCCGTACACGACTACTTTTTGCTCATTCGCTGGTTCGGTCTTCTGCTCTAATTCGGTTAGTAGGGTATCGAGCTTAGTATTTGTACTGGATACCTTGGTGTCAATACTAGACAAGCTAGTGTTTCCTGTGTCCTGCTTGGCCGCCGTCGCGGCACCAGTTGGCAGCGACACGGTTCCCGTGACATCAGCTACGTTCCACGTACCCCCTTGCCAGGAGGTTATAGAGTCATCAGCCTTATTTATTACGATCTCCTGCGGAGTGGAGAAAGTGACAGTAGCAACGGTGCTTTTTGAAACAACAATACCCATTAGGCCCTCTTAATGTATGAGACTCTTACCTTATCATTCGTAGATGTTGAAACGACCCAAATCTCCTTCAAATCAAATTCATCAGTGAAACCAGCGTGGTTTGCCGGAAATTCGATCACCGCAGACTCACCCTTCTCTATTTGAATCCCATTGGTGTTATCTACATTCTCCCCACCGACGCTTATGCGTCCCCCATTGTTGTAATCGGCCTGTATCGTCACGCTCGCTACATATATCGTAGAAGCACTTAGGCGCTGCGCTATGTTGGAGTCTGCTATCGTAATCTCGTCTAGAGTAAATATCTTAATGGCCATCGCCACGCTCCTGTATAATGTGCTCGAACTCGGCCTCCTCAGATAATAACATAGCGTCCAACTCTTCATCGGATAGGTCAGCATACTTGACGGTAACTTCTTTCTTCTCGGTAGGCTTACCCTCAACACGGTCGATCACGTCCTTGGCCAGGGCTGTGATTTTCCCCGCGTCCGGGGCTGTTATGGCCTCGGTTAGGATACGTGCCTGCACTAACGCAGCGTACTTTTTCCTCAGCTCAGCTGCGCTTAAACCCTTCATGAGGTCGGTACGTATAGCCGGAAGAATCTTGGTCCGAAACTCTTCAAACTCTGCTAAATCAGACAACAGGCTGGGGAGGTCTGCCTCCTTACTTGGGAGGTCTTCAACCCTCGTACTGGGGGTATTTCGGGGCGTAGCCTGGTTCCTGCGTCTCCTAGACATGTCGTTCTCCTTAAAATCCCTCAAATCGAATAGGATTCTACCGATGAGTATATCATAGGCGTCAACTTCTTCTGATTCTCTACCTTCCGCTCCAAATTATTTTTTATCTCTCATATATTCAATCTGAGTCTCTCTTGGGGTTGGGGGGCCGGGTGTGCCGAGTGCACTCCTCTCCTGGGGCAAGGTGGGCGCGAAGCGCTAGCTGGGTGCGCGAAGCGCTAGCTGGATGCGCGAAGCGCTAGCTGGATGCGCGAAGCGCTAGCTGAGGAAAATCAACTACTTAGCCGATTTTCTTAAATCTCGGTCCAGCACCTGTACAGGTACCCCTAAATTTAAACCTGGGGATGAATGGGCGGGTGCTCCGGGGGGTTAGTAATATCAATAGCTTAGGCTTAGCTATGGATATATGCCTTAGCATAGTTAATTCGTTTGTAATATCAATAGCTTAGATGATGCTATTGGGTTGGGGTGTTGGGTTGGGTTGGGTTGGATATAAAATTCTATGTGGTATCTAGTT